AACAATCTTGATGGTAACTCCAGCTCAAAAAGTAGTTGCATCTACATTTGCCGGTATCGCTACACGTTACAAAGATATCCCAAGCAATGTTCAAGCATCTATCATCGCTGCTGCTGACGTGTTTGTTTCAGACTTTGGTACTATCTCTATCGTACCTAACCGTTTCATTCCTAACTCAGACAATGATGACGTAGCATTCTTACTAGACCCAGAAATGGCTTCAGTAGCTTACTTGCGCCCATTCCAAACTAATGAGCTAGCCAAAACTGGCGATGCTGATGTAACTCAACTATTGGTAGAGTACACATTAGAAGTTAAGAACGAAGCAGCACATGGAATCATAGCTGACCTAACATGATATTGACCATGTTCCGTTAATGTGATAAGATACTCCCTGTGTTCAATCATGGGGAGTTTCTAAAATGAAATGTAAAATTAACGAATGTACTAATTTAGTTTATTCAAAAGATTTATGTTGTAAGCATTATAAAAGACTACAAAAACATGGTAACTATGCTGGCATTAAGCCTCATGGAACTCCAGAAGAAAGATTTTGGAATTTTGTTGAAAAGAAATCAGAGTCAGAGTGTTGGAATTGGCTTGGAAGTTTAAGAGCTGGTTATGGCAGAATATCATTAGGCTCAAAAAAAGATGGTGTAGTAAGTTCTCATAGGTTTTCATGGGAATTGCACAATAAAAAAAGTATTCCAGATGGAATGGTAGTAATGCACTCATGTGATAATCCAAAGTGCGTAAATCCAAATCATTTAAATATAGGTAGTCATAAAGATAATACGCAAGATATGATTGCTAAAGGCAGGAAAGTAGTAGTAGCACCACTAGGTAATGAAAATGGTAAAGCTATTATTAATGCAGAAATAGTAAAAGCAATTAGACAAAGTAATTTATCTCACGCAGAATTAGGTAGGCAATTTAATATATCTTCTAATTGTGTCCGTGGTGTAAGAACAGGCAGGACTTGGAGTCACATTACATGAGCAATATAATATCCAACGGCATTACAGATACATCATTCATAGATAACGGTGATGAGCTAATCATTGCTAAAAGCCAAGACATAACTGGCATACTTGAGATGAATAAGCGTGAGTACGCTGCTCAAGACGAACGTAAAAGATGGAGTGAGGATGCATTCGGCAACAAGGTAGCATCTATACCGCTCACAGTTTTCGCAGAATTAGAAAAGCAAGGCATAACACGAGGCTTTGCAGTAATAGACAAGAAAAGATTTAACGCATGGTTAAACGACCCTGATAACAGGGCATTTCGCACAAGGGCTGGTAGAATATGAGTCTTACTAACTACACGGATTTACAGACTACGATTGCCAGTTACCTAGCACGTAGCGATTTAACAGCAATGATTCCTGACTTTATCAGGCTTGCTGAAACACGTTTACGTAGAGAGTTGCGTATACGTCAAATGCTAAAGGTAGTAACCACCACAGCAGTAGCAGGTGATTCTACAGTAGAGTTACCGTCAGACTTCTTGCAGATGCGTGACATACACCTAAACACAAACCCTGTAGCAACATTAGAGTACCAGTCACCTAGCGCATTATTCCGTAACTCTCGCACTATGGACTCTGGTCTACCGCATCAATATACTGTCCTAGCACAAGAGTTTCAATTATCTCCAGTACCAGACAGTAACTACACAATAGAACTTCTATATTACGCAGCACCAGTATTCATGAGCAGTTCCGTACCATCTAACGCATTTATGGCTATATGCCCAGACTTGTTGCTTTATGGTGCATTGGGTGAGGCAGAGCCATACATTATGAATGACTCACGACTACAGACATGGGCATCATTATATGACCGAGGTTTAACTGCTTTAACCGTATCAGATGACCAAGGCGAATATGCTGGTTCACCAATATCAATCTCAATAGCAACACGATAAAGGAATTATTATGTCAGAAATGTCCAACTACCTAGAAAATGCTCTGATTAATGTAACGCTACGAGCTACATCTTACACAGCACCAACTACAATCTATGTCGCACTATTTACTAGCGACCCTACTGATGCAGGTAGCGGTACAGAAGTATCTGGTGGCTCTTATGCAAGAACAGCAGTAACATTTGCTGCACCATCTAACGGTGCTAGTCTATCTAACGCAGACTGCACATTTCCACAATGTACCGTGGCATGGGGTACAGTTGGTTGGATTGGTCTATACGATGCATTAACTACTGGTAATCTTTTGTACCATACTCCATTAGATGCCTCTAAAACAATTGATGTAGGCGATATATTTAAGATTGCGTCAGGCAGTCTTTCAGTAACATTATCATAGGATAAAACATGGCTCTTATAGTCAAAGACCGTGTACAAGAAACATCAACCACTACTGGTACTGGCACGTTTACGCTTGATGGTGCTAATAGTGGCTTTGCTACATTCTCTAGCGCAGTCGGTAATGGCAACACAACTTACTACGCTATTGTAGGCGGTACAGAGTGGGAAGTAGGTATTGGCACAGTAGGTGCTGGTACGTTAGCAAGGACTACATTACTTGCATCATCTACAGGCTCTGCCATATCGTTTAGTGCAGGCATTAAAAATGTATTCTGTACCTACCCTGCTGGTAAATCTGTCACCATAGACGATATACAGACACTTACCAATAAAACAATCAACTTAGCCAGCAATACTTTAACTGGCACAACAGCAGAATTTAATACAGCTCTTTCAGATGGTGACTTTGCTACTTTAGCCGGTACTGAAACGCTTACCAATAAAGCACTAAACGGCACTCTAGGTGCTACAACACCAAGTACGGTAGTGGCTACTACAGCAACAGCTAATAGTTTTATTCCAAATCTATCTACAGTACCTACTAATGGTTTATATTTACCTGCTACTAATAGCATAGGATTTTCTACTAATAGCACAGAGCGTATGCGTATTAATGCTTCAGGTAATTTAGGTATTGGTGTGACTCCTAGTGCTTGGGCTTCCGCAGCGTATAGTGGTGTGTTGCAAATGTCAAATGGCACATCATTGTCTTCTTATGTTGGCGGCATAAATCCAATTATGCAATTGGGTACAAATAACTATTATGATGCAACCTTAGGCGATACTTATGTAGTAACCGCACAAGCAGCTAAATATTCACAAGACCAAGGTACACATAAATGGTACATAGCTCCTTCAGGCACAGCAGGCAACGCTATAACATTTACGCAAGCAATGACACTAGATGCTAGTGGTAATTTAGGTATTGGTACTGCTAGTCCAACACAAAAATTAGATGTTGTTGCATCAGGCGCTGCTACTGCAATACGTGTTGCTACTACAAGCTCTCATGCTGCCTTTTTAGAAGCAAGTTCAAATAATGCTACTGTTCGCACTCGCTTACAAGCCAATACAACTGAAGCGTTTACTGGAACTCTCTCTAATCATCCTTTCTTTTTTCAAACTAATGGCACAGAGCGTATTCGTATTGATGCTAATGGAAAATTAGGAATTGCTACAAGCACTCCAACAGGTAATTTATCAGTTGTAACAACATCAAGTGCAGGGTCATCTATTGGCTCATGGAATTCTTCTTATGCAGTAGTAAGTCCTAATGCGGGGTCTGCTGCTGGCGCAGGGCTTGGATTAGCCTATAATACATCTGCTGATGCGGCAGAAATTGCAGCCATTGCCCCAGGGGTTGCTTGGAAACCATTATATTTATATAGCGGTGGACTTTTCTTTAACTCAGCCAATGGTGGTTCTACAGGCTCGCTTAATACAGCAGGTAATTTAACTATTACAGGTGCAACTGCAACAAAAGCATCTGGCACTACTTGGGCTAACCCTTCAGACATTCGCCTAAAAGATAATGTTACAGATTACTCAAAAGGTCTTGCAGAATTAATGCAAGTTAATGTTAAAGAGTGGGTGTACAACGGCAAAGGCGGTACTACTAAAGGCATGAAAGGTCTTGGAGTTATTGCCGATGATGTTATGACAGTATTACCAAATACCGTTGATAACTATCAAGC